TTGAGCCTTAGCAGCTTTGCGTAAATCTTTTTCATTAAGACCTAATTTCTCGTTGATGATTTTAAATCGAGGATCATTGTATGTAGCTGCAGCAATCTCATCGTATAAACGACGTTTTTGTGTTGTGGGGACTACATTTGATAATTCAGCTAATTGTTTATTACGTGTTGTCAATGCAATAATTTGAGCGCCAGATGATGAAGCATCTTGTTCAAGAGCTAAGGCTGTTTTGTAATTACGAAGTTTTTCTAAGTTCTGAGAAGAATATGGATCAACACTTGTGATCTTTTTCCAATTCCACCCATATAACTCTGCCTCATTGTTTCCATAAGTGTATTTGAAAGGTTTTTCAATAGCAGTGCCAACCTGAATTTCACCAAGCAGCTCTACCTCCACAGGCTCCGTTACCCACTTTTCGTTTGTAATATCTACATCAGGTACTTGAGCCTTTGTAGGAATTGTGAATTTAGTATCACTAGGCGCTTTATACACATATAGCTTTTTACCTTTTAAATTCATTGACATTGCCTTTAATGCTGAATCAATGTCACCTGCAAATGAAATTCTTTTTATTGTATTATCTTCAAACCCTTGCTCAGTTAAAAAGTTAGAGGGTATACGGGGTGTGAATTTTGTATTTGTAAGTGGTACTGTGCTTATATGAAACAATTCGCCTCTGTCTGGAAAATTGCCTGCAGTCTTTTTGAGATAGTTATCAATTTTAGCTGTCTCTATTGCAAATCTGAAGAACTTACCTAATTCTTCACCTTCTACCATATGTACAGTTGGGTGCTCTAAAATTTTACGAATGTCATTAGGTTTTCTTGATAACATTAAATTACCAATGTCTACCAAATCCTTACGCCATTTTTGAGCAACTTTTTGTCTTCCAGTATTTGATAATGAATTGAAATTACCTTCAAATTCATCAGACAAACCACCTAAGAAAGACCCTATTTGATCTTGAAAATTAAAGAAATCATCGGGGCTAAAATTCTTTTCAATTTCTGTATTTAAAAATGGCCTAAAGCTTTCGCCTGATTGTGGACCAATTAATCCACGATCATACACACGAGCGCGATGGTCAATAAATGGATGGTTGGAAAATGCTTTACCACTTGCTCTTAACCAATCCATAGCCTTGAATCTTTCGTATGCATCACCACGAGCTGAAATATAATGTTTATATTCATTAAGCCCATCATAGTAAGCAGCCTTCCCTTTATCATCTTTGAAATAAAGCAATTTGTCTACAAAATCATAAAAATCTTCATCTATTCGATATTTAGATTTAGATGCCCATGTCAAAGCATCCACCATATTTTTGTCCACAAATTCTTCAGGAAAATCACTGAATGAACTGGTAGATGTAATCGGAATTCTTGTATCCTCTAATCCTAATATGCCGTTATCAATATGATAGGTTTTATAACCTTCGCGAAATACTAACCGATTTTTATCATCCGTTACACTTACACGTAAACCAATATCTACCTTTCTTTGTAATCTGGCATATTCTTGAATTCTAGGATCTACAACACGAATGTTATAAGCCATAGTATCATAATAAGGACCAAAATATTGCCCAGACATTCTAGACTTCATTCTTCGTTTTTGAACACCAAATGTTTCTACTTCAAAGAATTTACTTACATTTTTAGAGTTAAGTATTTTCATACCTAAATCATACCATTGTCTTCTCCAGCCATTTAGATTAGCAAGATTGTATAAATCCCTACCTAATGCTACAGCAAACTGGTCTCTGTCAGGTGAGTCTGCTAAACTTAATCTATGTGCAAACTTTAAATAAAATTGGTGTAAATCATCTTCAGATAATCTACTTCTTATTTTAACAGGTAATGTAGGATCAAATATAGTTCTAAGTTCTTTTGCAATTTTAGGCGCTACTTTATCTTCCCAATTATTTCTTGCACGAATATTGCTTAAGAAATTTATACTTAAGTCATCCAATTGCGTAGTACCTAATACAGGATCGATATAATTAGCTTGCTTAAGTCGTTTTAACAAATCCTGATCTTTACGTAATTGTGTTTCGATTGTGTCTGAAACGTTCATTACATCAAACTTCATTTGAGAGTTTGATACAGCTTTAAAATTAGTCCATACATCTTTATTTATACGTTGTCTACCAAAAGTAATACGAAGATTATCTACAACAGCAGCTCTTTCATTTATGCTCATATACTCAGACAAATCATCATTAATATTTTTAATAAACTCTTTATCTCTATCTAGTAAATCTTTACTTTCTTCAACTAATCGCAAATTATTATTTAATACATAAGGATTAGGCTGATATAGTCTTACATCTTCATATCTCCCTGTTGCAGGGTTAAATATTAATTGATCTTCTCTGGGTGGAGAGTTTAATACTCTATTTCTCGTTGCTTTCTTTATATGAAGCAAGCTTCCACGATAATTGGTATATGATAATACACCATTAAGATCTTTAGTTTGTAATAAGTAATAATCTTTAAGTGTTTGTGCCAATTCTTTATTGTTGATGAAGTCATCGGGATTTGTGGCCCATAATTTCATCATATCTAATTTAGCTTTAGCATTGGCAAATTTAATCGTATCACCTTCTACATCATATGTAGAGTCTGTCATACGCCTTAATTGTTTAATGCCAATACCTTCTCCATTTGCATTTGTAAATTGATTTACGGTCAACTTACCTGAATTAAGTAAATCTGCTTTTTGATAGTCACCTAAATGTCTAGCTTGTACATCTTTAGGTTGTCTCAATAGCCAATCGTTGTATGTTTCTCTTAAAGGAGTTTGACCGTCATAAAAAGCAATTTGTTGTTTTGTCAATTT